CCGTATCCAAATATATTAACACAACTGAAGTAGAAAGTCAAAATCATCACCCATGCCGCGCCTCTCCTGTATGATGCGTAACACTGTGTGGTCGCACCAACGAAGAATGCCGGATACACTATGAGCATGTTGGGGTCTCTGGCGGATATCGCCAGTGTCATACTGGCCGCAACCGTGAAAACGAAACTGACGAGTTCAAAGTAGAACGCCGTCCTGTCACTCTCAAAACTGCGAAGCCAGAATGATCTGACTTTCGCTAACATTAAAGTTTGCCGGCCGTGTTAAGTATGCTCTCCAGCGTGTCCATCTCGTCAGCGATGTTCTGGTAGTTGCCCTTGTGTGCAACTGATATCGCTTTGTTGATCAGTGCTGGTTTTAGTTCCAGTTCTTCTGCGATTGCTTTTACTGTGTCTTTCAATCCACCCTTCAAGTCCTCGACCTCACCTAGTACCTGTGAGCCCTGGGAAATGATCTGGATCAATTTCTGCTTTTCAGCGTCATTAAAGTTTCTTACTGCCATTTGTTTCTCCTTGTTTGTTTGATTATACAGGTTTTGCCCATATTTGTCAAACACTGATATATTCTGTGTTAAATATTTGTACATGAAAATTCAAATTTTGAATGACAATAAAGCACCCATCGTGTTCGTTGGTAAAACGGCATTGAACAGGGAATGGTACTTGCACGTCCAAGGTGAAAGAGAATGCTCTCTGATCTCACTAGAAGAATTTGAATCAGAAAGCCAAGAAAAGTTGGCAGGTTGTCAATATTTTGTTAGTGCAGGATATACAGGCTTCAAGAAAAAAATAATAGAAACAATCACCCGGAGGGTACCTGATGCAAATTTTGTCACACTGATACACGAAACTGCATCTATATCAAACGACTGCCACATAGGCACAGGTGTATCGATAGGTCCTTATGTTTATGTAGGTCCGGATTCTGTAATAGGGGATCACACCAACATTGAAATCAGTGCTGTGGTGGGCCACAGTGGCAACAGGATTGGGAAATTGGTTTTCCTAGGACCACATTCAATCGTAACAACCAGCAATCTAGCAGATGGCACATGGTTAGGTGCCTATTCGAAACTTGACACAGTCAATACTATGGAGTATCAACAGTTCAAGGCCCATACCAGGTGCTTTGTAAAAACTTTCACAGAGTCGGGTACCTATTGGCATGCTCGATTAGTAGATTCAAAAAATAGTATTCAACTAGATATTAACAAATAATACTTCTACTTTTTTTTAGTAGCCACGTTCTTGGCCTTGCCACGTCTGTTCTTGTTGGGATCCTGCCTACGTTTCCTTGCGGCCGCGGACTTCCTGCCTTTCTTGCCCAGTGCGTATGCTTTCGACCTTGGTAAGCATTTAGGTTTTCCTTCCTTGCTAGAACCTCTGGCACAGTCTCCCCTGATCTTGCCATCAGGACCAAAACGCACCCATTTGTCCTTGAACCATTTCTTGAGGTCCTCGTTCAGTGATTCCGCGAAAACCAATCCACCGCAGTTCACACAGAAGTCTACGTCCTCTTTCTTGACGCAGTTGGGCACACGTTTTCCGAACATGGTCTTCATGCCCTTCTTGGTGTAGCCCTTCCAACACTTCTCCGTGATTATCTCACTGGCTCTCATTACTTCTTCTTGCTGTTGCCCCAGTTGGCCGCACCCTTTTTACGACACTGCACTAGTGCACCACTGGCGTAGGCCGAAGGCCATACTTTGTATCTTGATTTCACCTTGTGATAGCAGGCATCCTGTTTCTCTGCTAACTGTTCGAACTCTTCTTCTGTGATACCAACCACTTCACGGATCTGCATGTTACCACTTCCTACAAGACCAATATCTCGATTTGGTCTTTGGTCCTGGGTTCGCACAGTTGTGTCTTGCCCTGAATGATTTTCTCGCTTTTGGATTTGACTTCCTGATCTTCATGGTCTTCTGTCCGGCCTTCCTGGCTGAACTGCCACCGTGTCCGAAGTTGACCTTCTTGACGTTGCCTGTCTTGGGATCCTTCACGTACACCTTGAATTTCTTGACATCACCACGCATTGGTTTGTTCAGTGGCACCTTCCTGCCCCTGTACTCTGCGTCAAACAATTCCGTCTCATCTTCTGGGAAACCCAGTTCACCGAACGCTTCGTAGAACGCATCATCGTCCTCGAACGTCATCTCGTCCGCTTCCGGGAATGGTTCGTAGGATTCCATGCCTGTTGACACGCCAAGCATCTTCATGGCCTTTGTGATCTCGTCCTCGCCTATGGCGTCCACGCCCATGATGTCCATGAGTTCTTGTTTCATCGCATCTGTGATTGGCTGATTTGCTTTTTCGAAATCCACATCAGGTATCTCTTCTGCGGAGCCGGCCAATGATTCTGCATCATTTGGATCAATGTCGGGATTCTGGTCCGCTATGGCCTGTCTCGCCTCACCTGCCTCCAT